CCTAAGATTCTAGGCACGTGTAACCCTTCTAGGGGATATGTGTACTATAACTTCTATAAACCTCACAGAGACGGCATTTTGGGGCTTACAAAGGCATTTGTAGAGTCACTTGTGGATGATAACCCTTTCATTTCTCAATACTACAAAGAAAACCTACAATCTCTCGACGCTAAAAGTAAACAAAGACTATTGCTTGGTAACTGGGATTACTTAGACACAGAGAAGGCATTATTCAAATACTCACACTTAGTAGACGTATTCTCTAACACAGTAGACAAAGACGATAAGAACTATTTGATTATTGACGTAGGTGGAGATGGTGAAAACTCAGATGCTACTAAAATGTCTTACTGGGAAGGGTTAACTGAGATATGGCGAGAAACCTTTCATGGTCTTAATAACGAGCAAATCATACAAAAGATACGAGAATACGCAGTCGAGTATAGAATCCCGTACTCAAGAATTGCTGTAGATGCTATTGGAATAGGTGAAAGTATTGGTAACTCAAGTCTTTTAGACGGTATAGTACCTTTCAAATCCTCTTACGCGCCAATCAAAACAGACGAATCAATTGTAATGCTTCCTAACGTTCACTACACCAAACATGCGCCTCTAGTAGCAGACTTCTCAAACTTACGCTCTCAGTGTATTTTCATGCTCTCAGAGAAGGTACAAGGACACAAAATAGCAAGTAAAGTTCAAGGAGAAGACAAGGAAAAGATGATTGAGGAACTTTCTATTTATCAAGACGTAACTAAGGACGGTGGCAAACGTACAGCAACAAGCAAAGACGACATTAAATTACTACTTGGACATTCACCGGATGACTCAGACACGTGGATCATGCGTTGTTATTTTGAGGTTAGAAACAAAATATCACCAGACCAAACAGAGCAACAAGCACAAGTGAAGAACAAACTAGCAGATCAGTTTGCAACACGTAGACATCAAATCAGTAATAGTTCAACAAAATAATTGACATTGACATGCTATAAAAAGTATAATTAGACTGTTACTTTAATAACCAAAACATCGGCGGGGTAAAAATATGGATAGCTTTAAATACACAAACGGTTCAGCATCAGCTCTCATTAGAACAGGAGGAGGAATAGTCGCAGGTGTTATTGTCAACTCACACACTTCAGGAACAATGAAACTTTGGGATAATACATCAGCAGCAGGTACAGTAATAACAAATACATTCACTTTCCCCGCAGGTTCAGGGATGTATAAGTTTCCTGAACCAGTAGCTTTTTACACAGGACTTTATTTCACAGTAGGCGGAACTCTTGACTACACAATCATTTGGTCACCAACTTCATAATATGGATCAGACCGAAGACACCATTGGTCAATTAGTACAGAAGCTAGAGCGAGACTTTACGAGTGGAGGCGGTACTTTAATGTCGAAGTATGTACGTACTGACTTGTACGAGGATATAAATAATATCTACGCATACCTAGAAAGTAAGCATATTTCAGGTCAATTTGACTCACTAGGACGTGAAAAACCTTTCTTTAATATCGTTTTGGCTTCAAGAAATATCTGGTTTAGAGCAACAGACATAGACCGAAAGAATATAGTACTTAAAGCGACAAGCGAAGGGATGACTTTGCCTGTGTTTTTCTTGTACTTACACCTTCAGAACTGGATGCGAAAGGAAAACTTTGGAGCATTTCTTAATAACTGGGGTGTTTCTCTAGCGGGTTTCAACTCAAGTGTTGTAAAGTTCGTAGAAAAGGACGGAAAACTTATCTGTGAAGTAACACCGTGGGCTAAACTTATTGTTGACCAAGTAAACTTTGAAAGTAACCCTAAAATTGAGATTTTAGAACTTACTGAGACACAACTATACGACCGATACGGAACGGAAGCTGTAGCAGACCTTGTAGGGGCTAAGAAAGCACGAGAACTCACAAACAAGCAGACGATGGACAACAAAAACAACTATTACAAGTTGTATGAAGTACACGGAAGACTTCCACTTTTCAACATAACAGGTAAAGAAAAAGACATCGAGCCTGTACAGCAAATGCACGTTATATCTTTTGTAGGTAAAACACGTGGAAAAGCAGAAGACTGCTACACTCTTTACAAAGGACGAGAGGAGAAAGACCCTTACATGCTCACTTACCTTCTTCCTTCAGAAGACGGCTCTATTTCTCTTAATGGCTCAGTAAAAAACCTATTCCAAGCTCAGTGGATGGTAAACCACACAAAGAAAGCTATTAAAGACCAACTTGACCTAGCTTCTAAGCTCATCTTTCAGACATCGGACGCTAACTTTATTGGTCAAAATGTTCTTTCAGCAGTTGAAACAGGTGACATAATGATTTATTCACAAAATCAACCTCTCACACAGTTGCAGAATAACTCACACGATGTAACAGCTCTTTCAAACTTTGGTCAAGAGTGGAAATCACTAGGAAGTGAATTGAATGGAATCAGTGAAGCAATGCTTGGTATTGCACCAAAATCAGGTACAGCATGGAGACAAACAGAGGCTTTACTTCAAGAATCATACTCACTCTTTGAGATAATGACCGAGAATAAAGGACTACATATTGAGCAAATGCTTAGACGGTACATCCTTCCTTTCCTTAAAAAGAAAATGAACAACAACAAGGAGATAATGGCTACGCTAGACATGCACGGTATTAAAGAAATTGAGGCTCGATTCATTAAGAACCAAACAATTGCAGAAAAGAACAGAATAATTAAAGAGCAAATACTTAATGGTCAAGTTGCACAAGAACCAGATGTAGCAGCAATAGAATCAAAGATAAAAGAAAGTCTAAACGAACAAGGAAATCAACGCTTCTTCAAGCCTTCTGAGGTTTCATGGAAAAAAGAGTTTGAAAACCTTGACTTAGACGATGTAGAAGTCGAAATCACAGGAGAATCTTCTGACACGCAAGCAATGCTCGCAACAATAGACAAAGCTCTTACAATTGTCACAAACCCTACATACTCACAAAACAAACAAGCACAGTATCTTGTAAACAAAGCACTCACTAGATCAGGTTTCCTTTCACCAGTTGAACTATCATCTATGCCAGCACCAGAACAGCCAGTAACAGCTCCTCCGGGCGGGCAAGTCGATGTTATGGCGGGAAACTTACAAAAATAAAACATAAATTATGGCGGAAAAACTAATGTATTCAGATAAAGATATTGCTCTTATCAAGTCAACATTCGCAGAGAATGACGAATTGCTTGTAATGGTAAGAAAACTATTCTTTGGAGGTAAATTGACGGCAGGTGAAAAGAAAACAATCACAACAACATTCTCTAACCCAGAAATAGTTGAGGTTCTAAGACGTAAAGTGTACGGTGTAAACAACTTTGAAACACCAATTGGGCAGTTATCGGACTTTTGGCTTGGTGCAGAATCACAGGTTTTTGGAGCAACCAGAGACACTGTGTACCAAGCAATCATGTCAAAAGAGCTTGTATTATCAATGTTTGTTAAAGGATTTAATTTACTTGCAAATCCAGAAGGTGAGCGAGTAAGTATCAATGTTTTAATCGACATTGAAGCTGATCCACTAGGAGTAAACTTGATTGCAAGAAACCTCTACATGAAGTCTATTGAATCAGCACTCCACGCGGTTAAAGTAATTGCAGGGGTGAAAGATGAAACACCAGAACAAGCGGTGAAAAGATTGCAAGCGGATTCAACAAAATAATTTGCAATGGTAGGTGTTATAAATTATAATTAGATAAGCGATGGTCACCATGCCATTTAACTAGAGAAGTCAAACTCACCAAATGTGACATTATCTCATCATGGATAACCAAGAAGAAGATGTTCAAGTAGGACAGGAAACTGTCGAACAGGAAGAAACTACAAAAGATAACGGGGAGTCCCAATCAGAAGACACCATCGTCATCACGAAAGAAAAGTTTAAGGCGATGCAGGAAAAAGCTATCAAATTTGATGAAGCGCAAAAGCATCCAAAGCCAAAAACAAACTCTTTCAACGTTACACCAGAATTAGATAACGCAACTTTAGCTAGAATTTACCAGATACATGAGGACGATATAGAAGAAGTCCTTGATCTAGCGAAATTCAAAAAGCTATCACTTGCTGAAACTCTAAAACTTGGTGCGACAAAAGCTATCCTAGCCGAGAAGTCAGAGTTCAGAAAAACAGCAGAAGTTTCTAACACGGGCAATGCAAGACGAAGTGTAAGCAAAGTATCAGACGATACGCTTATCGCAAATCTTTCAAAGGGAGAAGTCCCAAAGCCCGGAAGTCCAGAAGCAGAACAACTATTTTGGGCAAAGCGTGGAGGCAAACGGTAGACGGCGGGGATATAAAACCCTAACACTGTTCCTTTACAACCTAATGGCTATCAATTAACTAACAGCCATTGGGGTACGTAGACACAGGAAAATTTATCTTTAACACACAATCAACCTACGGAAACCGCGATGCTTACTTAAAATCACAGTATGACTTCGTTCTCCGTAATGCCCTAGTCGCAGAAAAAATCTGTGACGTAAACCGTTCAGATGTAAAACGAATCCAGAATCCTTACGGCTCACAGCCAACAGCAACTATTCAAGCAGTAGCAGGAACATACTCTGTAACAGCTTGGACAGTAACAGACGATGCACTTACAGTTACAGACGAAGTTATCTATGCAGAGCACATCTTTGCACACGAAGATTTCTTTGCTGTATTTGATATCGCAACATCACGACTTGATAACATGATGTATGCAGTTGCATACGGTGTTGACTACTTTGTACTCAACAACCTTTGTGAAGACGGAACAGGAACATACACAACTCCAGCAGGAGGTTTCACAACAGCGGCAAACATCAACACTATCATGGCTAACCTTTCTTCAAAGGTTGCAGGATATGACACACAGTTTGGTACATTCCTCGTTATTGAAAACACTGACCTCGTAGGCTTTATGGTTGCAGGAGCAACAAACGGCTTCTCAATGGCAGATTCAGTTCTCAAGAACGGTAAAGTAACAAGTTGGATGGGAACAGATGTATATGTAGTTCGAACTGGTACATTCGCAGACGCGACAATTGGTACAACTACAGTTACAAATGCAGGACACCGAGTATTTGGTGTTAACAAGTCATCAACATACGCTTCACCTCGTGGAATTAACTACGAAGAGAAGTCAGTATCAGGAAAGACGGGAAAAGAAGTTGTAGTATTCGGTCTTGTTGGTTTCAAACTTTGGAATCAAAAGAAAGCTCTTACTATCGACATCACACTCGCCTAGTTTATTAGCCTCACATCTTGTGGGGCTAAACTGGGTTGGTATCCCCGCCGATGCCAATCCAATTAGCCTCATAAGATAAAAAAATATGAAAGACACAATCAAAGACGAAATAGTTTTAGACGATAATCAAGGTATTGAGGTGGGCAGTCCGTTAGATTTACGCCCAACTGAATTGCCTTTGGTTGTTAAATTGCCAGCAGACGCAAGTAAGGCTCAAATAGAGTACGCCAAGATTCTTAATGGCTACGCTTACAAGAACCCTGCTAAGTTTGAGGCAAAGAAAAAAGATCAGGTTGTAGAAGGTAAAGTTGTTAAAGGTTTCTTGTCTAAATTGAAAGACCTTAAAAACGCTCCAGATCCAATCGAATTAGGTGAAGATGCACCTAAGTTAAAGATCAACAAGTCAGTAATCTAATTATTAGCTAAACGAATTATAAAATGGCAGTATCTAACTCTACAGGCACAGTTCTCGAAAAGGCGAGACTTGAAACGCCAATCATCACACACCAGACAGTTGCCTCTATTCCCGCTACAGCAACTGCAACCGCAGCAGAGGTAGCGACTGGATATATCGTTTGTACTTCCGCAGCAGCAACTACAATCACACTCCCAACAGGAACACTTTTGGGAACAGCATTGCAAGCTGTAAGAGGAACAGTACATAACTTATTCATTGACAACACTGGTGGTGCAAATACTGTAACAATCGCAGTGGCAGTAAACGGTATTCTCTCAACAGCAGCAGCTGATACAGCAGGCTCTTTTGGAGACTTGACCGTAGCTTCTGGTGTAACAGGTTTGGCACGATACACAATCATGTTCTCAAGTCCAACAGCTTACGTGTTCACACGAACAGCATAGCTTCTTAACTCAGAGGGTTTACACCCTTTGTGACTAGGAAACTAGAAAAACACTATGATTTATTCAGACACATCGCTACGTCAAGGTCTGCTCCAAGAATGTGAAGACATTTGTGGATTAGGAGCTACAGGTATTACCTCAAATACTGTACTTCTTCAACAGTTCACACGGTGGTCGAACAAGTGGGCTAAAATAGGTGCTTCAATCGCTATTAAAGCTCAATCTGGTTGGGACTTTGACGATGCCTCATGGACTACATATCCATCAGGTACGTATCCGGGAACTACAGACCGTGACTATGTGTTTGCTTCTACAGAGAAACTTCTCAAGATTAAAAAGGTAGGTATCTCATACGATGGCACAAACTACGTTCCAGCAACTCCAATTGACACATACCTCGATGTTGAATATACCTCGGTACGAAAAGACCCAAATGTTGATGACTTATTCACAATGAGTGCACCACGCTTTGACCCACGATCAAACGCAATAGATATTTACCCTAAGTTTACCGCAGCACAAGTATCAGCAGGGGCTAAAGTGTACGTAGAGTTTTATCGCGAACCTAAAGAGTTTGCTACTACAGGAACAGACACACAAGAACCGGGCTTTGCTTCTCCATATCACCAACTCATCTCAAAAGGTGCTTCCTATGAGTACTGCTCACTCTATAGACCAGACCTAGCGTCTTCTTTACGAGTAGATCTTTATGGAAATGGTGGGAACATTAAGGGAATCGTGAAGGACATGGAAGACTGGTATGCAAAAAGATATTTAAAACAAGTAAGAATGTCACCAGCTAAAGAGAATAATAAATAACATGGCATTTACCTACGACACAAAGACATCAGACACTCTTACAAAAGACTCTCCAAGTGTTGCAGGGACATTTACAAACGACTCTAAAACTATTGACTATCTCTGGGTATCAACCACATTCCCGTGGGCGGAACTTGAGCCGTGGAACATATCAGGGGACGGCGATATTTTAACAAAAGACATTAAATCATAATATGGCAGACATAACACCAATCACAGACCAAACATCAGCTACAAGCGGTTCTGACGCGCTACAGGGCATTAAGGACGCAGTCACAAACTTAAATGATGACAAGGCAGAACTATCAGGGGCTACTTTCACTGGTGCTATTTCTGCTACCAACTTATCAGGTACGCACACAGGTACAAGCTCAGGAACAAACACAGGCGACCAAACACT